CTCCTTGCTGCGGCATAACTGTTTCTGTCGCATCGGGTATGAAGTCTTTGGGTTGGTCGTAGCCGAAATCGCGCATGATGCGGTAGATCAGCCTGTCTGCCCCGCCCAGCACTTTCAGCAAGTAATCCTTGGCTTGCGGCGGAATCATGGGATTGGTTATGGCCTGCATCAGCTGTGCTTGGGCGGTGTAGTGGCGCTGAATCAGGCCCACCATGAGCATATCGTTCTGCTTCTCGACTTCCTTGTTGATAGAAGCACTAGTACTGCGTATGGGGATGCGTGAACGGTGCGCAGCAAACTCCGCTAGCGCCTTGAGCAGATACTTCGCGTCCTTGCCGAATATTTCTTCCCTACCGCCTACCCCGAATTTAGCGTACATTGCAGTCAGCCGTGAGCCGACCAGCTGATGAGCGTGCCGAAAATCCGATGTGGCTAAGTTCGTTCGATGGTTCCCTTCTTGCATCATGGCGAGTGTGCCCATCGAACTGTACGGATTCCCTTTGCCTTTCGTCGGGCCACCTGTACCTGAGCCGCTTACCGCGGGAGCAATTCCGGAACGTTGGTCTGCGAGCTCCAGAATCATGGTTTCGTTTTGGAAACTAGACTGGTAGACATCCGCCATCTGCATGGCTTCTACTTCATCCTTGTTGGCCGTAATCGCCCCGGAAGGGAATATCTCCAGCTGCGAGCCTAAATTCACAGCGGAAGGCGAGAAGCGCCAGAAGCGGCAATTCGCCAGCGTCGAGTTGTCAATCCTGTTGTTGTGTATGTCTGTGGCTTCCTGCTGGTACTTTTCTAGGAGTTCGGCGAATCCGTGTCCGTAGGCGCCATCGTTGCGGTATCCGAGTTTGGTTCTGACGATAGGTGTGAAGTTTCCGGGGAGGAAGTTGAACACTTTTCGCAGAACCGTGCGAGTGGATAGGTGGTAGCTGTAGATGAGTCTAAACTTCCGTCCTTGGTGAAACCACGGAAAGTAGCATTCATACACGTCCCATTCTGCGTTCACCGAAGACTGAATCGGCGTCACGCCTTGCTTTCTCTGTTCCTTGGCCGAATTGAGCGACGGTCCTTGCCGGTCGGGATTCCCGATGATCGCATCCACCGCTTCTTTGGAGTAGAACCCGTCGAAAACTCTTTCTTGCAGGTCGTAGCGCGTGAGCGGGCATTTCTTGGTCACCAGGCGCGAGGCTTCCACCGTCTGCGCCGCGGCATCCATCATCACATCTTCGTGCGATAGCTTGTCTACGGACGGCCCTTCGTACATCGTTTCTTCGTCGAAGTTGCGCTTCTTTTTGCCCTGCTTACTGGTGGTGTATCCGGTTGAAACGGCTTCAACCATGTTTTTCCAGTTGATGCCCACGAAACTGGTACCGAGTTTAGCTCCGTCAGTGAACCACTGTCCGTAGACGCGGTAGAGGTCGAGCTCTCCCGGTTCGTATCCCATGATATCCATGAAGTCTTCGAGGATTGAGCGTTTACGTTCGGCTTCCTGGGGGTTGGCTGTATTGGCGGGATACATATAATGCCAGAGCGGAGATGTGGCGAAAATATAACCGAGCACTCTTGCGGTAAGGGTGTCCACACGGTCACCGATAACCTGGATGACGATGTTCGAGCAGTTCGGCCAGGGGAACGACTTGGTTTCTGCTTGCGGCTGTCCAAGGTATAACCTCCGCCATTTAGGTATTTTGGACTTGTGCAGGTTTGCGTGCGCGTCCACGTAGCTGCGCAGCTTCTCGTAGAGCCACCCTTCGATTGCTTCATTCGTTTCGGGAGAGAAGTCTACATCCACCATTTCGAAGGAATCCGAGGGTGAAGAAGGTTCCCGAAAGCGCAGAGCTTCTTTAGCCATCAGTACACTCTCTCGAACAGGGCATGGGAGAAGGCAGCGAGCACGGTCACTGCCACTTCCCGGTCGGGAGAGTCTTCCTTGTAGCCTGCTTCGAGGAAAGCGTCAGAGTATATATCCAGGAATTTGGCGTAGTGCATGAACTCGTTGCGCGGCAGAGTAATCATTTTGAGGAGCGAGCGGCGGAAGTCTTCAGGCCTGACCAGCTTGGATATGTCGGCGCGTTCATAGCGCGTGGCGCTCACGGCGAGAATGTACCAGTACTACCTAGCTTCCGCAAGTGCTTGCTTGCGCCTTCGGTTCCAGCCGTCGATGGCGCCCACCACGTCCCGGTAACGAATGGACTCGAACATGGAGTTGGCGTAACCGAGTGTGTCCAGTATGTCGATGGTGCGCGAGGAGGGGTAAGTCCTGTACTCGTTATCGAACTGTGTGTGGTCCTTGCGCGACCAGGACTTTGAATTTCTGAATACAGGCTCCATCGCCCGGATACGCTCATCCTTGGCGTTTGCGCTCCGGGGCGCAACGAGGAAATTCACGGCCAGGTTAAACCCTTCGACTTTCCCGTGATACTCCAAGGGGTAGCGCAGGAGTTGCTGCGCCACGATCTTCTCGATGTAGACGGAATCGAGTTTCCAGCGTTTAGCGAACTTGTAGATAGTCGCCACCAGTTCATCATAGCTGGAGGATTTGGCCCAGGTGTCCAGCAGATACTGCATACCAGATTCTGAGTCATAGCCCACCACCACAATGGCGTGGTGCGCCCGCCCAGTCATTTCCGAGTGGTTGGGATCGCAAATCATTTTGCGGGTCAGGAGAGAGACAGGTATATCGCCAAGACTTTTCCCGTCATAGACGTTGTGCCGGATATATGCTGCTTTAACGCTGTTTCGATTGCCTTCGTATAGCTCGTAGTAGCGCAGCCATTCGGGTCGAAAGGGGCATTCTCCGGGGAGCACGGCAAGATTGCGATACTGATGCGAGTAATCTTCGACGGAAAGTCTTTCTTTAAACTGCGCAAGCAGTTCAGCAGTAAAGAAAATGGGGATTCCTGCGGGATGCTCCGCGCAGCAACCCCCTTCGGCATCGTGCGTTTCGAACGTCCAGTGCCCTTTTTTGTCATTTTCTCTTATCCATCCATTCAGATCGTAATAGCTCCAGCGGTTTCCCACCACCACTTCATCGCCCAATTCCTTTTCCACCACGTCCATATCGAATACGCCGCTCAAGAGGCGGTGATACTCGATGGTATCGTTAGCCACGAGTTCGGAGTTTTTCGCGTCGCGGCCGAAAATATCATCCTGAATGATGCGGTCATAGTGGCGGGACTGCACTGCGCCACCCACACCCAGGAAGTCATAAGTGCCTTCGCCAATACCAGAGGCAGTTCGTTTCTGAGTCTTACTCTTATCGTTCCAGGCGCAGTTTGCATCGGGAAGAATCTCCTTGAACACTTCGCGGAAGACGGCATTGGATGTGTAGTGGGAATCGATGCGCCGGCCAAAGCGGATAGCGTTCGGCTCGTTCTCACTGACTATGAGTGTTCTGTTGTTGGGGTTGTGCGCACGCTTCATCCAACGGATCCAGTCATCGCCGTAGCCGAGATCGCGCATCAGGGCTTCATCCATTTCGGTGAAGGGCAACGCCCACCACATGGAAAGAGATTCAGTAACCAGAGTGGTCTTCAGATGGTCCCGCGGTATCTCTAATACGAGGTGGATATGGTCGCGCTCGAGCGATTGCGCAATGCGCTTATGCAGGGAGGGAGAGAGACGGTCGCGCTTCAAGACCAGCTTGGCGAAGAAGAACAGGGAGCCCAGGGCATTCAGGCGCGTAGCCATGCTGTGCCCTTCGTCCGACTTGACGTTAGGGTGAATGAACTCCCAGCTATTCAGCATCGCCCATACGATACGCCAGGTGCCCGGAGACGCGGCAGAGAATTTCGGATTCGTGCAGGATGCGCAGCACAGTCGAATCAATGTCGACGACGTGGCCGGCAAAAGAGCCGTACATGACTTTATCGCCGCAATGGAAGGAAACCACCTTTTCGCCGATGGAAACAATTTCGCCAGTAGTGGGCCTGCGCTGAGACTTTTCGGGAACGATGAGCAGACCGCCCTTGCCTTCGCATGTTCTGCAGGGAGCTTTGCGCGTACCGTTGCAGGTTTTACACTGAATCTTGCTGTTCAGGCGCGAGGTGCCATCCTCGCAATCAGCGCAGATGAGCCAGCCGTGGCCTGCGCACTGTTTGCACTCATAGCCGGATACGAAAGGGTCTTCATGGACCAGCACGCGATCACCGGCAGCTTCAAACGAGACTACACCCACTTCAAAAGAGTTACTGGTTACTTGCATATGTCTCCTCAATGGGTGCTACTCCGATTGAACGCAGAAATTCCTTGTCTTCTTCCCTCTGGACATAGCGGGTAGCAAAAACCTCATCGGAAAGTTCTACCCATGTTTCGGGGCAATGATAATTCCAACCACCCCAACCAAAAACAAAAGAGTTGCTCATTCCTTCGCCTTCGCCTCCGCATCACTAACTATTTGCGCGGGGTCTGCCTGTTTTAACATCTCTGCATCGTCTTCACTAAGGCTGACTGTATTCTTCCATACCCACACCAACCCCATCCCCACGCCGCGCTCTAGCAACTCAACTCCAGTTGGCGTAAGAGGCCCCTCGCGCTCCCGCGTCTCACCGGATGTGCTGGCCGCAGAATCCGCAAACTTCTCCATATCAAAGTAACCGACGCCCCTGCCTGTGCCTTTGCACACGGGGCACACAGGCGTGGCCGCTGGCGCTGCGTAATAAAGACTATGGACTGCCTTCTCTAAACGCTCGACAGCAGGGAGAAGCGCTTCGAGTTCGTCTGCGCACGACTCGTGGCAAAAACAACGGTTGCTCTCATCGTGTCGGTCTACGTACTTCTTCTGTATTTCTCGCCACTTCGCAATCAGCTTCCGCAGTTCTTCCATCGCGCTCACTGGCCTAACTCCTGTCCTACCAAATACCACGCGCAACCTTCGGCCTCATCGCAAATATGCTGGTATATCTTTCCGCAACTACAAGCGCGCCGCTCGCCATCCTTGCAAAATCCCGTCATCGGAAATTCAGTTTCGCAGTTGTGTTTCCGCAGTTCTTCCATCGCGCTCATTGGCCTAGCTCCTCTGCGCCCAAACTAATGCAATCACAAAACCAACTAGTGTTGGGAATCCCGAACTATGGCTAAAATGTGGGGAGTCTAAACGCACAATGTCTAGCGCCATGAATGCGGCTATTACCAAACATCCTTTCCAAGGTTTGTAAGCCATTGGCCTAGCTCCTGTCCGCGAGTGCGCGGATTAAGTCGCAATTTGCATAATGATATTCCGGGTCAAAATTCTGCTCAAACCTGTAAATTGAACGCGCAGCACGCTGGCACCACAAGCACATGTCGCTATCCCGTCCGCCGCTGAAAGGGTCAACCGATTTGAGAAGCGCAATGTACTCCTGCCGCACGCGCTCACGCTCGGAGCGGATGACGGGCATTACATGACGTATCATGTATGCCGTTATGCAACGACAGCCTTCCAAGTCGTGACAATTCCCCTGCTGCCACTCGGTTAGTGCTTTTTCGAATGCTAATTCCAATTCATGCGTAATGGGGGCATTCGTGGCTATCCCCAAAACAATAGGCGCGTGATTTCGATAGTGAACCCGCTCGGCGTCAGTCATGCCTAACTCCTGTCCGCGAGTGCGCGGATGTCCTTGCGTACCATTTCATCTACTGATTCGCCCTCGGTTGTATCTACAGCTTGAGCACATTCCTCAATCGTCTCCTGCCGCACGCGCTCCATCTCGGAGCGGATAAGGCCCATAATTTTATCAATTCTCCATTGCATATTTCCGTAGTCCCCATCTACTATCGCTTCAAGCTGTGCCTTCAAATTCCAGTCCCGCTCGGCGCCAGTCACCGCTTCAGCCTCCACACGAATATCCAACGGCTGTGATTCGATACCCGCTTACTCTTAATGCGATGTACTGGCTCCCACTTGCCCCTTTCAAAGATCGAACCAGCTGCATTGCCCAAATCCTCAGGATAGATCCCGTAAACCTTCTCCAGCACTCCAAACACATCATCCGCAGATACGATTCCCCTCGTTTCCGCTATGTGCGCCGCCTCCACCCGCGCTATAACCAACATCTCCCGCCTGGAAAGCGCCGCCTTCTGCTTCCCTAACTCCTTCTGCCGCTCCCCTTCCTTCGCATCAAAGGTCAGTTGCTCCGTCATTTCCCGCTCCGCGCAATCTCCCGCATATACTTCTCCCACTTAGGCCCAAATTCCTCTCTCCGCTTCCTGATATACGCCGAAAACTCCTCATCCGCCATCAGCCGGCAAGGATTCGATGGCAGCATCGGATAATCCTCCATCGTCGTATACTCCCGCTTCCCTACCTCCCCTCCCGCTTCAACTGCGCCTCCACCAGCATCCGCAAAACTTTCGAGGGATACCCACCCCTCTCCTTCACCAACTTCACGAACCTTGCCCATACCCCCTCCTCTATCCTGAAAATAACCCGTACCGTCTCCCCACTTCCTAAATTTTGAGTCATAA